CTTGCTGACAATTGAATCCCAAAATACAAGTTCATCCGCTGCCGTTTCGTGGCTTGTCATTGGCGAGCGTCAAGATAAGCATATGTACGAAACTGAATGGACAGACGAAAACGGTAAAGTAATTGTTGAACCCGTAAAATCTTAAAAGGAACCTAATCATGACCACTATCACTTGGAACATCTCGCAACTGGAGAGCAAATAAATGACAACTATCACTTGGAATATTTCACAACTCGACTGCCACCCACAAGAGAACGGCAACACTAATGTCGTCTTCACGGCGCACTGGCAATGCAATGGCACTGATGCTGCTTACAGCGCCAGCGTCTATAGCACTTGCAGCATACCTATAAATACTAGTGAGTCGTTTACACCTTATGCAGAATTGACAAAGGATCAAGTGTTGGATTGGATCTGGGCTAATGGGGTTGATAAAAATACCACAGAAGCTGCAGTTGAGCAACAGATTGAAACTCAAAAGAATCCACCAGTTGTTTCGCCATCGCTTCCATGGGTTGTATCGACAAATAATTAAAATTGTTTAATAAAAGAGGATGACTATAATGAATAATGTTGTAACTGAAACTGTAATTACTCTAGAGTTGAATGTGAACGAAGTAAATCTTGTATTGGGTGCGCTTCGCGAACTTCCACACCGCGTTGTCAACGATGTCCTAAATAAGGTTATCGCACAAGCACAGAGCCAAATGCCACAGCAGCCACCTGCGCCAGCGGCATAATAAATAGATGATATTGGTGATGCTATTGTGAGAAATACAAAATAAGGTATAATTTAAATGGCATCACCAGCATCTAGATCTCAACTAAAAGATTACTGTCTCCGTAAACTCGGATTTCCTGTAATTGACATCAATGTCGATGACGATCAATTAGAAGATCGAATCGATGATGCATTGCAGAAGTTTCGTGATTACCATTACGACGGTACAGAAGAGATCTATCTGGCTCACCAAGTAACCTCTGGAGATATTGCTAATACCTACATTCAAGTGTCGGACAATATCTCTGGAGTTACTCGTCTGCTGCCAATTAGCTCTGGGTCTATTAGTTCTTCTAGTTCTCAAGGATTTAACATCTTTGACATCAACTATCAGATTAGACTTAACGACTTCTATAATCTTTTATCCAGTTCGTACACTTATTATGTGATTGCAAGAGAACACCTTGCAATGCTCGACATGATTGTTACTGGTGAGATTCCATTCTCATACAATAAAAAAGTAAATCGAATCAATCTGCATATGGATTGGGCTGGTCGACTTGCGGTTGGCGATTATATTGTCTTTCAGGCAATTCAAATTGTTGATCCATCGACATACACTAAAGTCTTTAATGATTCTTGGTTGAAGTCATATACAGCCGCATTGTTTAAGATGCAATGGGGAAATAACATCAACAAGTATACAAACTACACGCTACCTGGTGGTCTTGTAGTGAATGGCGAAAAGATCTACAACGATGCAGTTGCTGAGATTGAAATATTGCATACAAAGTTAAGAGAAGAATACGAGCTTCCTCCACAAATGATTGTTGGCTAATCTTATGCCCGTAAGTGTATATTTTAACAATCAAGGTGCTACAAGGGAACAGTTTCTCGTAGAAGATCTCATTATCGAGTCGATCAGAAATCACGGTATTGATATCTATTATTTGCCTAGAGCTTCTCAATCAACCGTTGATGATTTATTTGGTGACGATCCAGTTAAATATTTTAACGCTGCATATAAAATAGATATGTACCTTGAGACTTTCAATGAATTTGAAGGTAATCAGGAATTTTTTGCGAAGTTTGGTCTCGAGATTCAAAAAACCGCAAAGGTTGCTGTTGCACGAAGAACCTTTGAGCGCGCAATTTCTACAACAATTCGCAACACACCAAAAGAAGGTGATCTGATCTATCTTCCTGTTCAACAAAAATTGTTAGAAATAAAACAGATTGAGGAAGAAAAGAATTTTTTCCAAGCAGGAAAAAAGGCACCATATATGTACGCGCTTTCAGTAGAAACATTTAGATACAACGGCGAGTTGATAAAAACTGGTGTCGATGAGATTGATCAGATCGGAGATATTGAAGCATTCGCGTTGGAATACACAATGAATGCTAATGGCAGTGGCTCTTATGGCGATATGGAAATTGTTTATCAAGGCGCGTCATTGGCTACTGCTAATGCAAAAGCATATGTTGCTAATTGGAATAAACCAAACCGCATCTTAAAACTTCGAAATATCAAGGGTGAGTTTACTGCTAATGTTGCGATTGTTGGTGCTACTTCAAATGCATCTTACACAATGGGAACTGTAGACACTATGGAAGATGCTAATGACGACTTTGATGACAATGTCGACATAGAAACCGAGGCTGATAATATTCTTGATTGGGCTGAATTAAATCCATTTGGGTCGAGTGACGAATAATGCTTTCTAAACAACATTTTTATCACAGAACTACAAGAAAACTGGTCGTAGCATTTGGCACGATGTTTAACAACATTCGTCTTGTTAGATATAACAAAGCAGGAACAACAGAGATCGAACGAATCACTGTTCCTTTGTCATACATGTCTAAAGAAAAGTTTTATCAACGTTTAGTGCAAGATCCAAATTTAACTAGTCCAGTTCAAATCACATTACCACGCATGTCGTTTGAACTCACATCGATTACTTACGATCCTTTGCGCAAAAGAAATTTATTTTCTCAAGAATATGCACCAAGTTCAAATACAACAATAAAATCTGCTCATGTTGCACCATATAATTATAACTTTCAGGTAAACATATATGTTAGAAACACTGAAGATGGCACGCAACTTATAGAGCAAATTCTTCCATACTTCACACCTGACTATACTCTCACATTAGATCTTGTAGATGTAGGTAATTATGTTGATGTTCCAATCATACTTGAGTCTGTGGATTATGGAGTATCAGGTGATGTTGGAAGTGGTGATGAACTAAGAACAATTGTATGGACGCTGTCGTTTACAGTCAAAGCATATCTTTATGGTCCGATTACTAGCAACAACAAGATTATTCGCAAGGCTACCGCAAATACTTATGACAGCACTTATATTGAAACAGGCGAAAGAAAGATTACTCTAAACACAGGTTCTGGAGATTATAAGATAGGTGAGCTGGTGTTTGAAGGAAAAACTATCAGTGCCGCTAATTCTTCTGGGTTTGTTAAGTCTTGGGATAATAGAGCAAATCAAATAATTGTTACTGATGTTGCTGGCGTTCTATTAACTGGTAAGAAATTAACAGGCGCAGTTACCAACACTTCATATACTATTAATACATTTGAGATTAATGATAATCAGTTGGTCAACTTGACAATAACACCAGATCCTTCTAATGCAAATGCTAATGACGACTTTGGCTTTACTGAAACGATTGAAGAATATCCAAATATTACATAATTTATGAGTGAAGTAGATAAAAATTTAGCCGAAATACTTAACACTGATTATATTCCTGCTGTAAAAGAGGAAAACAAAAGTGTTACTATTCATGAGTCAGACAGATCAGTTGATAATCCTGACGCTGACTATTCTCGTTCTAATTATTACAACCTTATCGAAAGAGGTAATGAGGCTTTGGATGGTATTCTTGAGGTAGCGAGAGAATCACAGCATCCACGAGCGTACGAAGTAGCAGCCAACATGATCAAGAATCTCTCTGATGTCACAGAGAAACTTATGATTCTTCAACGGCAACAACAAGAATTGCAACCAAAAGAGCAAGCACCAACAAATATTGCAATTGATAAAGCAGTATTCATTGGATCTACAGCAGATCTATTGAAGCAAATAAAAAATGAATCTTAGATCTAAAATAAAGCATTATCTTGGGAATCCCTCTTTAAAACGCATTAATATGCCAATGCAGCTCACGGAAGAACAAATCCGCGAGTATATTAAATGCTCAAAAGATCCAATCTACTTTATCGAAAACTATGTAAAGATTATTACTCTTGACAAGGGTTTCGTGCAAATAAAATTGTACCCATTTCAAAAAGAAGCCGTCAAAGACATTAACGACAATCGTCGCGTTATAGTAAAAGCAGGTCGTCAGGTCGGTAAGACTACGATGGTCGTTGGATATATCCTTTGGTATATTTTGTTTAATCAAGATAAATTTGTGGCTATCTTGGCAAATAAAGCGCCAACAGCTCGCGAAATCTTAAACAGAGTTAAAATTGCCTATGAAGCATTACCACTTTGGATACAACAGGGTGTAAGAGTATGGAACAAAGGTGACATTGAACTAGAAAACAACTGCCGTGTGATGGCTACATCTACTGCGTCAAGTGCGATTCGTGGTTACTCTATCTCGTTGCTATATCTTGACGAATTCGCATTCGTGCCAAGTAATATTGCTGATGAGTTCTTCACCTCTGTGTATCCAACTATCTCTTCTGGTACGCAGTC